CGGTTGTGATGCGCCGCCGTAAGTTCCTACTGAAGAAGAAGATGTACCGTAAGTTGTTGTTCCGTATATTGCAGCAATGTCACCAGAGTCTAGTGCGTAAGCTGCAGGTCTTGCTGAATCTGCTGATTCGTAATCGTAGCGTAAAAATAAGTCAGCATCTATTGTTGATTCAGGTGCGTAGTTTACAACTACTCGTTGCATGTGTTTACGAATACCTGCGTCATTAAATGTTAAGTCAGGACTACGATACTTACCAAGTATTGCAGTTCCATCAAAGTCATTTCCAGATTCTTGTCTATATATGTAACCGTTGGAAAAGTCTCCGTGTAAGACTATAACATCTCCTGATTTTATAAATGTATCTGTACATGCAGGTCTTATTCCTCTTATTTCAGCAAACTCAAATCTTTGCCCTTTCATTACACAAATAACACCCTTAGTAGAATTTTGTGCTGTACCACTTTTAGTAAAAAATATACGGTACTGTGTTTTATCTGGTATAACCAATGAGTCAAATTGACTTGCGCTTGAAAGATTGTCATCAAATATAGACTGAACATTTGCGCTTATAGTACCTAGTTCAACGTCACCAATTCTAGCTGTACCTGCAACGGTACGTAAACCGTCTGGTCCTAAGAATATTAAATCACCTGCAAATTCTTGGATTGTATCACCGTTAATACATCCAATGTTTCTTGTAATAGGTGTGATTGCAAAGTCACTTGATGTGCTACCTGTCAATCTAAATATTCTGTTTTCACAAAAAATAAATAAACTATCACGAAAAACTTTAAGACCTGTTATTGTATCGTCAACTTTGATACTTCCTGCACCGCTACCTGAACTAAAAGCATCTTCATCTGCAGGTTGACTAAACACTATTGTTTGTTTTGTTGTAGACTTACCTGCATAAAACATGTGGTTTTTAAATGCAGCTATAAACTTAGAACCTTCTACTGTACTTTCACTTACATCTGTGGCTGCTAGTGAACTATTAAAAACTGTAGGAGCATTTGTTCCGTCAACAACAACTATTTTATCTGTGCCATCAAAGTTAAATCGTTCAAATCTATACTTACTTGCACTTGTTCGTCCACTATCTCTACTAGTCCAACTACTTCCACCTGCTGTGGCACTGTAGATACTTGTTCCTCTAGCTGCTAATACAAAGTCACCAAATGTTGCAACCATTAATATAGGCTCAGAGTCAGAAGCTGTGGCAGGAACTATTGCACTTACATACTTTGAAAATCCACTTATGCGTCTATACCCACCTTCAATGTCAGGCTCAAAGTTTTGTAGTTCTAGTGCTTCACCTGCTTGCATCATAAAGGTAGACCTGTTTAAGACTAGTCCACCTTCACAGTTAAATGCAACAGGCTGCACCTGTGACATATCAGGCATTAGATTACTCCAAGGCTAGTAGTTATTTGTCCATGCATTGTTCTAGGTATGTATGTTGACCTAACGTAATCAAATTTATTTATAAGTAATGTTTGCATATTTTTAATACCCTGTTCAAACCTAGCAAAGTTAAGTTGATACTGTTGTGTTTCTCCACGATACTGATATACAAAAGCTGTAGCACCATCTACTATGATAGGGTCAAATCTAGCAGGTATAGAAGTTGTATCATCGTGTGCAGATAAATCTGATGGAAATGTATAGTAGTCAAACTTTAATGAATATGATTTATCAGGAAAAGGAAATAGTAAGTAATTATTATCTTTACTTCTTACTATGTTTCTAGGCATACCACCCTTTGTAAATTGTGTAACTGTAACACCATTACTATGTGATGCAGCAGTTGTTGAGTTAGCACCTCTCGTACAACCTGTTAGTGTATTTGTACTAATGCCTGTATAAGTAATTTGTTCATTGTCAATATATACTGTGCCTGTACTATCAAAACCTGTAGCACTAGTTAAATCTATTTCTGTTTCAGAATCATCTATTACCTCTGCTGCAGTAGTAGAGTTTATCTCATCCTCTTGTGTTATATAGCTATTAACATAATCATTGTAGTCTAGTATTCCTAGTCTACCACCTGATGTTCCTAAGTCACTATCCTTTACTAATCTAAATGTGTTATAGTCTATAGACTTAGTACTAGTCGGCAAACTGTAACGCACTACTCCTGCTGTAAGAGTTTTAGTTTCTGTTGCATGATTAAAAGGGTAATTAAATTCTCTTTGATTAATGTATCGTACAGATTCATTAATTGCGTTTTGTGCTTGTACCTGTATGCCTCTAGCTGACGTAAAGTTAGCTGAAGTAAGTTGAACTTCATTTAATCTTGCTAATACAGAGTTTGTTAAACTTAAATAAGTACCTGACATATTCTCTCTTTATATAAAAAGGAAGGGCAAGTTAATGCCCTCCCTAAATGTTAAGTTAAGCGAGTTGATCTCTATCAACATCTGCAGCTTTACCTGACGCTCCTAAGTCGTTACAGTCAATTATACAAGCGTAAGCTCGTAATCTTCCTGTAGCAGGAGCAGCACCTGCAATCTTGCAGTCAATAGTATCTGTAGCAGATTGAAATTGCGTAAACAGAGAAGCAGCACCTGTGGTAACGTCATTAGACTGTCCGTTACTACCTTCAGCACAGTAACCTGTGGAAGTAATATCAGCACCGTCAATGATGTCATCGCCTGCTGCAAAGTCCATATCCAGAGTACAGCTTCCAGTAAAAGCCTTCTCTACTTCAGCACCTGCAAATAGCACTAAGCATCCTGCAGGAATTTCAAGTAGTTGAAAGATGTCACCGTCTGCGCCTGAATACCCTGCAGCAACAAGTGCGTCAATGTCCAAGTATGCTTGAACCATACGCATTGCGCCCATACCAGTTTGAGATGGTAGGACTGCTAGAGAGTTAGAAGAAACACCAGTAGTGTCTTTTGATGTCATATCATAAGTTGCCATTGTGTATTCCTCCCTACGCTACGTTATATTTAGCAGTTGCGATTGCCTCTGGTCTGAGGATCTTTCTGCCATACAAATGCATACCACGAACAATGTCAGCAAAGCTGTCAGGATCACGATATGTCTCGGTCTTGTTGATTTGTTCTGCAGTAGCAATAGCAGAACTATGACCTGCAACAATAACACCGTAGTTTGAGTTTTGGTTTGCAGAGCCAGATGTTCCAGGTCCTGTACCTACAGCAGGTAGGTTATTAGACATGTACACATCAAAGCCATGAATTTTACCAATAGCTAGACCTGCTCGTAGTCCACCTGACTCGCCAAAGTCTGAATTTAGAAGACGAGAATCTTCATCCTTTAGAACTTCAACAAAGGTTGGGTGTAATACTAACCATCTACCTTGTGTATCCACAAACTGTGTATCAAGTAATCTGCCCATTCTAGCAATAACTTGCAAAGGTGTAGCAGTTGCAGTAGCTTGCGCTGTTGCACCGCCTAGCCTTGGAGCTATTGGAATAGAGTGGTCACCTGCACTTGATGTAGTGATGTTACCAAATGAGTCTTTACGCAACTTCATGCTTGTCAACAACTCGTCAGAACCTGCAGTTGAAACAGCCTTAGATCCACTTACTGTGGAGTTTGCGGCACTAGCAACAGCAGATAATGCAGATTGTGCAAAACCTGAAAGATAGCCAAGACATTCTTGGTCATATTGATCGGCTAACCGATATGCGGCACGATCAGAAGCAAGCTGTGAAAAGTTCACATGCGAATGCGCTTCTTCAATATCGTCCATTTTAAAAGCAAAATAATTTGCCTTGTCAACAACGAGCGTAAAATCCTCGTCATCAAGGTCTTGCGGAGTTATTTGCGCTCCACGAGCATACTCTTTGACGGTAATCTCTGGCTCTTTGATAATTCTGACGGTATCTCCCATTGCGGAGATTTCGCCAAAATAGTCCGAATTAGTGATTGAACCAACAACCGTACTTTTTCGGAAGGCTAACTGGACCTGCTTGGAATAGATAACTGGTGAGAAGTTACCATTGGGCAGATTACCATAGCCTGCTGCAGTTTTAAATGCCATGATTAAAATCCTTTCATATTAAAACTTGTCAAATGCAAAACACCACTACACTTTAAAGGTCTATTCAAAAAGGTGCAAAACTATAAATGTTGCGCTCACTTATACCTTTGGGCTTTTATGTCACAGAGTAATTCAAACTTTCTGGAGCTTGCTATGGTATGTTTATTAAGTTGCTATACTATATAGGGAAAATAAACATTATAATACATAGTTATACTTATATTAATACGTTTGTCAACACTTATCTTGCATTTCCTGATACATCATAGATAAATTTTCCAGTGCGAATTGCTTCCATTATATCATCGGAATTTTTTTCGTACTCTTTGGCTGACATTGCCTGAACGGCAGATTCACGTAAGTAGTCACCTGTATCATCTTCTTGTGGCTTTGTTCGTGTACTTTTTGCGTTAGTAGCACGAGCCGCATCTTTTGTTGATGGTGCTTTCTTCTCGTTAAGTCCTTTGTCTACTTTATATAGATCAATGGCCCTAGCAGCAGAACGAGCATCATCATCATTTTCATAGAGAGCATCCTGTACCCACTTAGGCTGTTCTTCAGCCCAGTTGTGAAACTCATCAGTCTCTCTTATATCATTAAAATCTGGATGCAATTTTAAAAGTTCGGCCTCAGCTTTTTCTTTTGTTACGTTTAATTGCATAGTATTTAATTCTTTTACACGCTTATCTAGTACGTCAGTCTGCTCTTTAGCCTTTTTAATAGCTATCGTTTCAACTATTGCAGCTACGTCAGGATACTCTTTTGCCCACAATTCTATGTCTTCATCGGACTTAGGTAAACTTATTTCCTTGCGTGTTGACTCATCAAGTTGCCTTTTAAGTGCATCTATTTGTGTTTGTAAGTCATTTTCTTTTTGTTGAGAATGTCTACGT